CAGAATCTGGCCTGCATCAACAACACCGGCAATTCCAATACCGGCAACAGCAAAAACGCTCTGCTGGCTCCGACCGCGACGCCAGCAACGACTAGTTCGCTGCCCATTCGTGTTCTGGGTGTTGTGCCTGAAACCGCTGTGTCGCTTGGCACTGCAACGTTTACTAGCATTGCTACTGAAACTATCACTTGCTCGGCGCTGCCTTTTGCCCTGCCGGTTGGTACGGATGTTGGCAGTCTGGCTTCAAACGGGCAGTACATTCCCAGCGGCTCGTTTGTTGCCACCGCTGCTAACGCTGGTGCAACGACGGTTGTGCTGAATCAAGCCCCTGTTGCGGCGTTTGCTTCAAGCGCGACACTGGTGTTTACCCAGTACCCCGAGCTTCTTGTGAAGCTTAACTTCGGGCAGCATGAGTATTACGCTGCTACGGCGACGGCCTAAAGGAGCTAAGAAATGGCTATTTCACGCGCACAACTACTGAAAGAACTCCTGCCAGGGCTTAATGCACTGTTTGGTATGGAGTACAAGCGGTACGGCGAAGAGCACAAAGAGATCTTCGAATCGGAGACCTCCGAGCGTTCGTTCGAAGAGGAGACCAAGCTGTCGGGCTTCTCCGCAGCGCCTGTCAAAAACGAGGGTTCTGCCCTTGCATACGACAACGCTCAGGAAGCATGGACGGCGCGGTACAACCACGAAACGATTGCGATGGGCTTTTCTATCACCGAAGAGGCGATGGAAGACAACCTGTATGACAGTCTGTCTTCGCGGTATACCAAGTCACTTGCTCGCGCCATGGCGTACACCAAGCAGGTTAAGGCTGCGTCAATTCTGAACAACGGGTTTAGCTCCGCTGTGACCTACGGCGACGGCGTTTCCCTGTTCAGCACCGCTCACCCGCTGGTGTCTGGTGGTACTAACAGCAATCGTCCCTCGACCGGCGCAGACCTGAATGAAACCTCGCTTGAGGCTGCCGTCATTCAGATCGCTGGCTGGACCGATGAGCGTGGTCTGTTGATCGCCGCTAAGCCGAAGAAGTTGGTTGTTCCACCTGCGCTGATGTTCGTTGCAACCCGTCTGCTTGAGACTGAACTTCGTGTCTCGACTGCGGATAACGACATCAACGCTCTGAAATCGATGAACTCGATTCCAGAAGGCTACACGGTCAACCACTATTTGACTGACACCAACGCGTGGTTCCTTTTGACGGATGTGCCTAACGGACTAAAGCACTTTGTGCGGACGCCGATGCAAACGTCAATGGACGCAGACTTTGACACCGGTAATGCTCGCTACAAGGCTCGTGAGCGTTACAGCTTCGGTGTTTCTGATCCGCTGGGTGCTTACGGTTCGCCTGGAGCGTAAGTAGTGTAGGAAAGGGGGCTTCGGCCCCCTTTCTTTTTTGTTTTGTATGTGCTAAAACATTAGTATTCCGGGGTCACCGGAGCGTCAGACTGGTCCCGGCCAGACGACATGCAGACCGACGCTCTAACTCGCATGTGAGATTCAAATGGCTAACACCACTTTCTCCGGGCCAGTTCGATCACAGAACGGCTTTCAAACTGTTTCAATCAATTCCACTACCGGCGCTGTTACCACTGCTGCAGTATCACTGGGCGTTTCCGGTATTGTTGCCACCCCTGTAGCACTAGCTGATGGTAATGCGTCGCTGACTGCTGCTACGAATGGCGGCGGTGTTGTTAATATCGTCCCCAACGGTACGCAAGACAACACCTACACTCTCCCTGCTCCAGTTGCTGGTCAATCGTTTACGTTCGTATACGGTGGCGGCGCGGCAGATGCTACGGACTTCATCATCAATACCGGCTCCAACACCAATTACTTTATTGGTGGTGTTGCGTTCCATGACACGGATGATGGCGCAGCGTCTGTAGTGTTCTCGGATGGCAACTCCAATTCCAAGTTGCAGGTTAATGTCCCGGCAGCGGCGCAGATTACGGTTATCGCTAAAGACGGTACGAACTGGCAAGTTTGGGGAACTGTTGTTGGTGCCACTGCCCCGACCTTTGCTGACCAGTAATAGGGGGCCGACATGGCGACCCAGCAATATGATGTATGGTCCGTAACGCCTAAAGCGGATGCGGACTTTTATGTGGTGTCTGTAACGCCAGCAGGTGCTGGGGCGTTGGGACTTGTTGCTACCACGCCGGGGATTAATGGTTACGGGTACAAAGTATCCATTACCTCGGTAGCAGACGAAACTGCTAAAAACTTCACTATTACCGGTATTCCCGTTGGGTCAACCACGGCGGTGACGGAGGTAGTGGCGGGCGGCAACAATACGACCGTTTACTCTACCAATTACTTTGCAAGCGTCAGCAGCATCTCAGTCAGTGCTGCTACAGCAGGTGCAATTACGGTGGGATATGGCGGTTCACTTGCGCTCCCCCGGTGCCGAATCAAAGGTCTGTATTACATTGGCGCAACCAACGCCGGTAGCATTTCTATTAGTGATGCTAGCGCTGGGCCGACTCCGCCTCGTTTGTACATGGATACCCCTGGGTCAGTCACTGCGGCTAACAGCCTATACATGGCAGCAGAAGGTATTTTGGTGGGTCAGGCACAAAGCGGTTATGCCGTTGTAACGCTAACTGAAGTTACTAAAGTCACTTTAATCTGCGGGTAATCATGGCAAAGACCCCGGCATGGCAACGCAAAGAAGGCAAAAATCCCTCTGGTGGTTTGAATGCCAAAGGACGAGCTTCTTACAATGCAGCCAATCCGGGGAAGCCTGGGTTGAAGCCTCCGCAGCCGGAAGGTGGGTCGCGTCGGGATTCATTTTGCGCCCGGATGAAAGGGATGAAGAAGAAGTTGACTTCAGCCAAGACAGCAAAAGATCCCAACAGCCGGATTAACAAATCCTTGAGAGCGTGGAATTGTTGAAATGACTGAGATTAAATTAACTGACCGCGAGCAAGCCATTGCCAAAGAAGCGGCAAAGATGGCGCTTGAAGAGCTTTCTGGCGAGTTCTACAAGAAAGTCGGTAAGACTGTTGTAGAGAAGGTGCTAATCTGGATCGGCCTTCTGGTCGTCGGGTTTGTTGTAGGTAAGGGTTGGCTCATAAAGGTCTGACATGCCATCTAAGACCCAAGCTCAGCATAACCTGATGGCAATGGTCGCTAATGATCCTGCTGCGGCAAAGCGCGTAGGTATCCCGCAAAAGGTTGGCAAAGAATTCATGCAGGCCGACAAAGGCCGTAAATTTAACCGAGGTGGTGACATGAAAGAATCTAAAGCCATGGTTGGTAAAGAGATTGCCTTTATGAAGAAAAAAGGCGCTCCAAAGTCCATGATCAAACATGAGATGGCCGAAGCCAAAGGCATGAAAAAAGGCGGCAAAGCTTACGCCGCTGGTGGCTACATCCGCGCTGCTGACGGTATTGCCAAGAAGGGCAAAACCAAAGCTACGCAAGTGCGTATGATGGGCGGCGGGAAGTGCTGAGATGGACAAAATCAAAAAACCCCGCCCTCAACGGATAGTGCCGCCAACGGAAACCGTAGTTAAGACAGATGAAGAGGATCTGACTCCTACTCCCGAACAGACGCGTCGGATGGAGGAGATCGTTAAAGAGTCTAAAACGCAATCGCGTATGAACAAAGCGTACGATGAAGCTGCGCCTCGTTCAATGCGTCTCGGGTTTGCGTCTGGTGGTTCTGTAGGGTCTGCTTCAAAACGCGCGGATGGTTGTGCGCAACGAGGTAAGACTAAAGGCAGGATGGTGTGATATGCCAAGTAAGTACGCCACCCGTAAACGCGCCTTAGATGAAATGCGTAGGCGGGGTATTGCTACACCCCTACTAGAGGATATGGTTGGCGAAGGGCCAATGAAACCTTTTGAACGTGAGCCTATCAAAGGTGAACCTTCTCCGGTAGAAGTAAAGCGAACTGTTGAAGCAGAAGTGCGCCCGCAGCGCCAAACTAAAGCTCCTCTGGAAGAGTATGAAATTGAAGTAGAAGAAGGCCCTAAACTTAAACGTAAAGTAGACGTTGATGTTGACGACAGCGATAAGTACTATGATCGCAGCGGTAAAATGTTAGGGTTTTCTAAAGGCGGTTCTGTTGGCAGTGCATCTAAGCGCGCAGACGGTATTGCTCAGCGCGGCAAAACCAAGGGGCGAATCATATGATTGCTTCTCGCGGAATGGGTGCTATCAACCCCAAGAAAATGCCAGGACCGAAGCGCAAACAGCGCCGGGATGACACCGCTTTTTACGAGTACGCCGAAGGTGGAGAAGTCAAGTCCAAAGTGAACGAAGCTGGCAACTACACCAAACCCGGTATGCGTAAAGCTTTGTTTAACAAGATTAAGGGACAGGCTACGCAAGGCACTGCAGCAGGCCAGTGGAGCGCGAGAAAAGCGCAGCTACTAGCAAAGAAATACAAGGAACAGGGTGGGGGGTATAAAGATTGAAATCTCCCCAGCAATCGCTCAAAGACTGGACTGCGCAGAAATGGCGTACTAAGTCTGGTAAACCGTCATCTAAGACGGGTGAGCGATATTTGCCTGAAGCAGCGATTAAATCTTTGTCCTCTGCAGAGTATGCAGCAACGACGCGCGCCAAACGAGCAGGTAAAGCCAAAGGTAAACAGTTTGTGCCGCAGCCAAAAGGCATAGCTAAGAAAACGGCAGGATTCAGATGACCACTTCTGGCACTACTGCGTTCAATTTAGAATTTACTGAAATCGCTGAAGAGGCGTGGGAGCGGGCGGGCCGCGAAATGCGTTCGGGCTACGACTTGCGCACTGCGCGTCGGTCGATGAATTTGATGACCATCGAGTGGCAAAACCGTGGCATCAACATGTGGACGTTTGAGCAAGGCACAATTACCTTGACTCCGGGGTTGAGCACTTACGCCCTTCCCTTGGACACTATCGATCTTCTTGATCATGTGATTCGTACGGGGCAAAACACTGCTTCGACACAAGCCGATCTTACCATTACAAGAATTAGCGTATCTACATACGCCACAATCCCAAACAAACTCGCTCAGGGAAGGCCCATTCAAGTCTGGGTCCAACGACTTTCAGGTCAGGTTTCGCCTACTGGCGTAACGTTAAATGGGTCTATTAATTCTTCGAATACAACTACCATTACTTTGTCTTCTACCGCTGGACTTCCAACAGCAGGATACATCCGAATCGGTGCTGAAGATATCTACTACGGGTATTTTAACGGTAATGTTTTAGGTGGTGTGTTCCGGGGGCAAAATGGCACTACTGCAGCTTCGCATTCTCACGGAGCGGCGGTGTATAACCCCAACCTCCCGGCGATCACAGTTTGGCCGACTCCTGATAACTCACAGACGTATCAGTTTGTTTATTGGCGGTTGCGCCGCGTGCAAGACGCAGGTAATGGTATTGAGACAGGCGATATGAACTTTAGGTTTTTGCCGTGTCTTGTGGCAGGGCTTGCCTACCATATTGCTACCAAGGTGCCGGAATTAATGCCTCGAATAGAAATGCTTAAGGCTCAGTACGACGAACAATTTAATTTGGCAGCAGGTGAAGACCGGGAAAAAGCGGCGGTGCGATTTGTTCCTAGACGGCAGTTCATTGGTAGTGGTGCCTAATGGGTAACAGGTTTGCGTCAGGCAAGATCGCAATTGCGATCTGCGACCGTTGCGGGTTTCGGTTTAAGTTACGAGACCTAAGCGAACTTGTTATTAAGACCAAAAAAGTAAACATCCTTGTATGTAAAGAATGTTGGGACCCAGATCATCCCCAGCTCCAACTTGGTATGTACCCAGTTGATGATCCGCAAGCTCTGAGGAATCCGAGAAGGGACACAACGTATGTAACCGCAGGTGTAAATTCTGTAGGTAGTTTGACCGGTGGTTCACGCGATATTCAGTGGGGCTGGAATCCTGTAGGTGGCGCAAGTAGTTCAGATGCCGGACTCACGCCAAACTACTTGGTGGCGATCACATCTGTTGGTACAGTAACGGTCACAACGACTTAGGAGTCATTATGGAAGGCAAAGCAGCAGTACGCAAACACGAAAAAGCAATGCATCCTGGCAAAACACCGACTTTTGCTAAAGGTGGAAAAACCAATCTTCAGATGAAACAACTTGGCCGGAATTTGGCTAAAGTTGCAAATCAACAAAAACCGATGCGCCGCACCCGTATGACGGGGGTTTAAAATGAAGAAAGATTCTAATCAGCCCAAACCTGCCCCTAAAGTGGATCTTAAAAACTCAGGCTATCCTGAGAAGAATGTTAAGACCACTGGGATTAAGATTCGCGGCACTGGTGCTGCCACCAAGGGTGTAATGGCTCGCGGCCCGATGGCGTAAGACATGCAATACACTGAACTTGTTACTAACGTTGAGGACATCGTTGAGAACAGTTTCACCGATGCCCAGATGGCGCTGTTCGTCCGGCAGGCCGAGCAGATCATCTACAACACGGTTCAGATTGCCAATCTTAGAAAGAATCAGTACGCCCAGGTAAGCGCTAACAATCAGTATTTATCTGCGCCGGGTGATTTTCTGTCTGTATATTCTTTGGCGGTAATCCAGAATGTCACGGGTGGAAACATCAACACCGGCACATATAGCTACTTGTTGAATAAAGATGTCAACTTTATTCGTGAAGCGTACCCGCCGCCTAACTCGACCGGACTGCCAAAGCACTATGCGATCTTTGGTCCGCAGACAAATGACAGCACAGAGCTGTCTTTTATTTTAGGGCCAACGCCGGATCAGGCGTATTACGTTGAGCTGCATTATTACTATTACCCCGAGTCAATTGTTCAGGGTGCGATAGCAACTCTTGGATCAATTACGGC